GCCAATATCAGACATAGCGTTGCGTTTGATGATGGAGGGGACAAGAATGGGTACTTTGGAGCCTTTGAGGAAATGTGATGCCATAGTGATTTTGAGTGGTAGGTCTCTTTCGGAGTAAACGCCCAGCTTGTTCGCGAGGGATTTGGAGTTGCGGTGGGTGACGTTGAGGTAGAATTCGCAATATGGTGAGAAAACTTCAACAGCCTCTTCTGCCATGCTGATGTATGCTTCGGTGTTGAGTTCATGGTAAACGCTTTGTCGGCTGTCACCTGTCAGGATCACAAAGCTGATGTTTGGGTGGTGCATGACTAGAGCTTCGATGTAGCCAGGCGGGAGCTTGGTGTAGTCGTCGAATACAACCACGGGATGGCATGGTTGCAGGACCGCTTTCTCGAAAGTCTTGAAGGTTTCGGGGGGGCATAGTGGGAGCTTGGTGGCCCAATCATTTCTGAGTTCTACGGTGGGTGTGACTACAGTGACCACGTTGTTGTCGGAACCCAGGGTTCTCATGTATTGTTGAATGCTGTGTGACTTTCCAGAGCCGCCGCTGCCGTGAATTATTGTGCCCGGTTTCGTGATTGACTCATGCTGCATTTTGTAGGCGAAACTGGCTTTCCACTTATTGTCTTGGGCACAGAGCAGTTTGCCGGTGCGGTTGTTCTTGATGTCAGAGGCGTAGGCGGAAGCTCTAGTGTGTTGGAAGGTGATGTCAACAGCGAAGCGCTTCAGATCAACCAAACTTTCTTTCAGCTTAGTGGGTACTTCAGTTGGGAAGTCGACATGTGGAACTTTGTGTATATCTGTGATGGGAATGATGAGTAGGCCGTCTGGGTCCACCTGCTGTTGGTCCCCTTTGAAACCGTGTTTGTTTAGTAATGGGATCCAGGCTCTCCAAGGCAGTTGGCTGACGTCGACTTGGTCTACGGGAGTGGTAGCCGGTGCCACTCTGTGGGACGCCGGGAGGTTTTCTGGGGTTTGAGTGCTTTGGTGAGGGTCTTGGCTATCATTGTGGGGTTGTTGGTTTGCCGGCTCAGGCGTTTCCGAATGTGGTGCCTCGTTTGGTGTGGGGATTTGAAGAGTTCTGAGGGGATGTCCGAAGAGATCATGGGTGTGCATCCTGAAGGTGAGCGACAGTCTCTTTGGGCTGCATTGCGTAACTCTATGTTTGAGTTGCAGCCATGGTCCATCCATGATGAACATCTCTTGGTCTTGTAACTGGTAGGTGCCTCCGTTTGAGAATTGAAAATATGCTTTACCAAAGTTGACGGTGAGGATGGGGTGT